ATAGTATTAGTTAAGGCATATGCGAATGCATATGCTTTTAGTATTATTCAGATTGTGAAGTCATAATTCGCCCGTTGCCGGGCGAAGGTAGCTTTTGAGCATTATTCGAGTCGCTTCAGCCATCTTGTTAAAAGAGATTTTAATGTTATTTCAATTTAACACTAAACAAGTTAATGTTACTTTGACTTAACATTAAGTGGAGGCGGTTGACCTGTATCCCCCTACTCTAGCTTCGTCATATCAACGGAAGGCAGTTGTTCCCTAACAAGCGAAAACACTTACCCTGCGGTTGCTTTTTCTCAGAGCCGCAATCTTTCAAAGCCTATCGTATACTTCTTCACGTGAGCATTCCACACCACCGGCAACGAGCATAACCTCGGCTGGATCTTGGAGTTTTATTAGAGCTCAATATATTGCCTATTTGTGTTCTAGTAGTGCCTGGCGTAGTTTATCTGATCCACCAACTCTTACATTGATGATGCCGTTGTAGTATTCGTCTGTTTCTAATACTCGCCTGTCAAATTGTTCTCGTGCTTCAATGTAACTCATTTCTGCTCTGCTTTTGCAAAAGTAAAGTATTTCACGAGAAAAATTTTGTTCGCCTAAGTTTTTTACATCTTCGTTCAGTCTATCTGAACTTCCCCAGTATTCACGCCAATCGCTTTCTTTGTAACCTCGACGTTTGTTCTTTTTGCCTTTGAGTGGTGGCTTGGTAGTTTTGAATTTTGCTAACTTCTTGCCTACGTATTTTTGTTTTGTTTTTTTGTTTGTAATTAGATATACAAAGCCTTCGTATTCATCTGGTATTGATTCTACTACTTTACCTTTGTATGTCCAACTCATACATTATATAAGCGGATATTTTCTTCTGCCTTGCCATTTTTGATCTTTACGAAAGCCTTCTAGTACTTCATTATAGTGAGCCATTATTTCGTCTTGCCTTGTTTTTGCCAGCCTCATTAGTTCTCGTAGTTCACGCCTTGCTGTGCGACTAGTATTCTTACTAGGCCGTGTTTCAAACTCCTCACTTGCTTTGAGGTAGTCCATAACTTTTTGCATCAACAAGTCGTGTGTATCGTCTGTCATTCTACTATGTCAATATCGTTTTCATATGAAGTAAAGCCATTCTCTTTGATAACTTTCATAACATGATTGACTCTACCAACTAGTTCGTCTTTGTGTGAGATAAGGAAAACATTTTTACTACGTTCTCTGCCCATCTTTTTAAGAGCAGCCAATGCATTTTCAACACCAGCTGTGTCCATACCTGAGTCGATAAGCTCGTCGATGAACAACAAGTTGATGCCTTGGTACAATGATTCCCAAACATCTCTAAATGCCCAGCTCATGCCTAGTATTAGCCTGTTGCGTTCGCCTCGTGATAGGTTGTCAAAGTCTAAGTCTTGTCCAAGTTGTGTAATCTCAACAGAGAGATCATTTAAGAACTTGACCTGATGTGGTAAGCCTAGTTTGTCTAAATAATATGTTAGCCTGTTGTTCAAGTACGCTAAGTTTTGATCAATGATCTTTTTGCGAATGAACGAGTCTTTGTTTGTCAAAAGTTTAAGGAGAAACTCTTGATGTTCTTTGTGATTTGTTAAAGTATTAACCGAATTCCAATCAATTTCCTGTATTGCTGTGGTATTCAAATCATCAATCTGTGCCTGATAAGGATCTTCTTCTTGCGTTTTACTTATCAGTGCTTTGCGTAAATTATCTACGTTGTTTCTGTGTTCGTATGCTTCTTTTGCACTTTCATAAAACGTGTTTGGACGTCCGTTTATGTGTCCAATTTCGGTTAAAAAGCCTATAGTTGCTTCAAGTTTGTCAGCGACTTCAGTTTGATAAGCAAGTGCATCGCTTAATTCTTTTTGTTTGCGGGTTTCAATTTCTTTTTTCTTGTCTGCATGAAGTTCTTGACCGCAAGTATAACAAATAGCGTCATCTAAATCTGTAATATCCTTCTGTGCTTTGTCAACACCTTTGGTTGCTCTTAATAATGCACTTTCAAGTGTTGCTTTTTCTTTATTCAAACTAGTTATACGATTATTAAGCTCAGTCCAATTAGTAAGTTTGTCATGTGCTTCTAATTCAGCTTCAATATCTAGTTTTTCCAGTTCTTCTATAGCAGTTTCAAGTTTTTTTACATCTTCTCTACGCTTTGCTTCCCAAGCACGTTGTCTACCCACAAGTGTTTCAATACTTTGTTGTATTTTTTTGTTGCTTGCTTCAATAGCATTGATCTTTAGAGTTTCTTCTGTGATAAAATCTTTGGTCTGTTTAACTTTTTCTTTAAGTAGTTCTGCTTTTTCTGTAAGAATAGTAATGCCAAGTAGCTGTTCGATGATAGCACGTTGGTCATTTGCTCTCATGCTGAGGAAAGGTTCGGTATAAGTGTTAAGTGCAACAATATGTTTGAACATATCGTGACTCATACCTAACAGTTCTGATATAGATTTTTGTGTTTCTCTACTATCACCTTGTGATTCATCTATGTTTGCATCAACTTGCTCGTGATTGTTGATGTAAAACTTGAGTACATTAGGTGATCTACCACGTTCAATGCGATAACTGTTACCGCCCTTGTCAAAATTAAGTGTAACCAACATGCCTTTGCTATTGGTTTTGTTAATTAGGTTGTTTCTTTTAATGTTGGTCAGTGCTTGACCATACAATGCATAACTCAATGCGTTGATAATAGTAGTCTTACCTGTACCGTTACGTGATCCAGTGTCGTCACCGCCTTGATCGAGGTTCTCACCAAGTACTAGAGTGAGTTGTTCTTTGTTAAAATCAACTGCTTGGGTAACATTACCCACACTCATGAAGTTTTTTACGGTTAAGTCTCTAATTTTTATCATACTAGCTCGTTATAAATGTCCAATAGCAGCTTTTTATTAAAACTGTCTGTGTCAATACTTTGAATCTCCTTGCTTACAATTTGATCGACACTCTCAAATTGTGTAATGTCAAGGTCTGTATTAATTTCTTCTAGTTGTTTCTGTGGAATAAGAGTAATTTCTCTACAACCGAAGCGTTCTATGAATGTTTCTTTGATAAAACTTGCTTCTTCGTAGCTGATGTCAATGTCCAAGTTAACTCTCAAGTACATGTTTGGCTTGATAAGTGTGTCCTGTTCGTCAATCAACTGAGATAGCTTTACTGTACGGTACTTAGGACAGTCTTCCCAGTTAAGGTATTCTGGTTCTGCATTGTTCTCACGGTCTAATATCATCATACCGCGGTCATCGTCCCAAGCATCTGCATAGTTGTGAGGAAAAGCATTACCGATGTAGTGGATCTTACCTTGCTTCTGACGCTTGTGGAAGTGTCCTGAGAACACATACTCTTGGTTCTTGAAGTGTTCTGACTTTAGTTCACCATGATCGGGCATCTGTACCATAGCATTCATATAAAAGCTGGGCAGTTCAAAGTGTCCAAACAGGTATTTGGCCTGTATCTTCTCTATCCTACGCCATTCATCACCTACTAACCACGGAACCAGTGCTACATCTTCGATAACTTGAATGCTATCTACCACTGTAATACCTGGAATGTGCTTTGCAAACTCAGTTGACTTTACATCACGCTTGTCTTTGTAGTACAAGTCGTGGTTACCAGCAAACATATAGAACTTTTCAAAGGATTCACCTAACTTCTCTAACAACTTGATAGTTGTATCCATGGTTGTAAGGTTAAGACTGTTCCTATTATGGTGCCAGTCGCCGCAAAAGATGCCTGTCTCGCAATTATTTGCTTGTGCTTGTTCTATATACCAGTTGATATACTGTTCACAATCGTGATTGTGTACTCGTGAGTTACCCTTCATACCTAAGTGTATGTCAGTGAACACTGCTGCTTTCTTAAACAAATGATTTCTCCGTATTGAATACTACTATAGCAAGAAAATCTAACAAAATCAACCTGATTTTTGTTCCTCTTGACGTTTTAGAGCAGCTTCCCACTCGCCTTGGTGTAGTCTTGTATAACTTGGATTGTAATTGTTCATTTCAAGTATGTCATCACGTATGTTTTGATTGCGTTTCTCTAGGTTAATAACACGCACAAAGCTATTAGTAACAGCAGCGGTATAATAAGCAAAGGGGTTATTGGATTTAGATTCATCAAATTGTAGTCCTATCTGTGAAAGTTGTAAGATTGCTTGACCTTTCATTTCATCTTTGTAAGTGTACCCGCGAACATTGCCTCTAGTAGCGTATCTGTCTACTAGTTTCAGCCACATCATTGCAAGTTTGTTGGTTGCTTTGCCATGATCCTTGCTAAAGTGTCCATTTTCCATACCACCTTGCCAATGACTCTTACCTACGCACACAAGTTCGTCGTTATCATTGAATTTGAAATGTTGAAATGGAGGAAAATTTAGTTTTGTCTTGTGATCTGCGACAGTTTTAGGATTTTTCTTACGTCCTGGTTCCTCTGGAATGTGATCAAACATCATTACACGAAAAATTAAATCAGTTTTTTCAATTGTTCTGTAATCTACTTCAAAATCAGCAAGTTTTACCTTTTTTCCATTGGCTTTTGCTTCATCATAAGCAGCTTGTCCTTGTTTTTTAGCCTTACCTCTTTTAGCTTCGGCTATTGTTCTAATATTAATTTTATCTATTGATGGTAATATAATATCATAATCGGCATACTCGGGCGAAACATAACTGCAAAATGTAGTTTTTGACTTGTGTATCTCGGCAAGCATGTCTTTGTTGTTCAAATAGTTTACTTTTCTAGCCAATATAGACTCCTTTTATAATATAATAAACTATGCACTTAATTTTGTCAACTAAATAATGTATAGGAGACATCAATGGCAAATACATTTCAAACACCACCTAGAAGTACAGGAAGTGAATTATCGCAATTCGGAACTTCTGGCAGGTATACCAAACAATCCTACAGTGATTTTACAGGCTCAAATGCTAATCTATTAATGAGTAGACATCGTGCAAGAAACATTCCTCCTGGGGGTGAACCTGTAAAACGTGAAGCAAAAGTTGCTGCTATGGCTCCATTAAATACAGATTTAGGTGAGGATTGGCGTGTAAAAATAAGCGTACCCGATCTTGCCACTTTTAGATCTAGTCCTTTGTTGTCTCCTTTAGCTGACACAGGATATAATGTTGTCTTTCCTATAGTTCCTACTATTGCTGTTCAATACATGGCCAATTATGACAGCATTGCACCCGTACATACTAACTATACTTATCCTCAATATGTTAATAGTAGTGTAAACGAGATTGCAATTACAGGTGAATTTCCTGTTCAAAGCGAAGAAGAAGGACAGTATTGGTTAGCAGCAACACATTTCTTCCGTGCTGTAACAAAAATGTTCTACGGGGATAGCAGCAACAAAGGTGCTCCACCGCCTTTATGTAAATTAAATGGGTATGGAGACTTTGTTTTGAACAATGTTCCAGTAGTAATTACAAGTTTTGTTAGTGATTTACCTAATAACGTTGATTATATAAGGGTTCCTATTAATTCTCAGCAAGAAGGATCCTATGCTCCGCAATATCAAATGGTTCCAACAAACAGTACAATAGCAATTACAGTACGTCCAACTTACAGTAGAGGTAGAATTGCAGAATTTAGCCTTGATAAGTTTATAAATGGAGACTTAACAGATAAAGGATTTATCTAATGGCAAGTTATACTAAAACAAGTCCGTATGCAACTACCACTGTAACAGCAAGTGGCGAACTAGATTTACTTAAAATACGTCCTGTACCTGCAGATGACGACGATTTTCTTTATACAGTAGAAGCACAATACAACAATAGACCAGATCTATTAGCATTTGACCTTTACGGTACACCTAAACTGTGGTGGGTCTTTGCACAACGTAATTTAGATGTATTGAAAGATCCTGTGTTTGATATGAAAGCAGGAACAAAAATATTTCTACCAAAACAAAGTTCTTTACAAAAGGCACTGGGTATCTAATGGCTATAAAACCTAATATGTTGCATCAATTTGCAAGTTTCAATAATGTTTTTACTTTGTCAGTATTAACAGTTGATGAAGTAAACATGCCTGATGAAACATACAGAGTAAGCGAGCCGTTACTGCAAATCTTTCGCAGTGGCGGTGGTGCAGAAAATAAAGTTACCACAGCATATGAAGATTTAATAGGAAAGAAACTAGAATATTTTATAGATGATGTTAGTATTGAAGGTTTGATGGTTCCAAACAGCAAAACTCGTACTACAAACGCAACATATATTGAATTTTCTGTTACAGAACCTTACAGTATGGGTTTATTTTTGCAAACCTTGCAAATTGCAGCAACAACAGCAGGTTATACAAACTATTTACAAGCACCTTTCTTGCTTACAGTTGAATTTATTGGATATGATGACGACGGAGACATACTTGTAGTTGAAGACGGCCGCAATTTGAAAAGAATGTTTCCTTTGAAATTTACAAATGTAGAATTTGCAATAAATGACAAAGGATCAACTTATACTATTGAATGTATTCCTTGGAATGAACAAGCATTTTTAGATAATGTTGAACAAACCAAAACAGATACAGCTATTAAAGGTAGCAGTGTTGTAGAAATCTTACAAAGTGGTGAACAAAGTCTAACAACTATTATGAATGGCCGCTTTGAAGAACTAAGAAAAGCAAACAAACAAAACACAGCTGACGAAATTGTTATTAGCTTTCCAAATGATTTTGCAACCAGCTTAACTCCAGCACAAACTTTAAGTAACAATGATCAAGGAGCAACACAACCAGGTTCTTCTAATAGAAGAAAAGGTGGCGGATTATTTGGAAACATTGTAAAAGGAGCTGTAGGAGGAATTATCGGTGGCGCTCTAAGCGGAAATAAAAATATTGCGCAAAATGCACTAGGTGGAGCATTAGGTGGAGCATTTGGAGGCGGTTTTGGAGGCGGGTTCAGTGCAAGTATAGGCGGATTGCTTACCAGTTTTAAGGAAGGCGACATAAATGGACTATTCCAAGGTATTACAGGATTCTTAGGAGCACAAGCACCACAAGATTTTGAAGCATTTATCAGTATGATTACTGGACAAGTGTTTACACGAAGCAATATCGGCGAAGGATTGTCAAGATTGTCTCAAGATGCAGGTAGTGTTAATGGTTTAGGTTCAAGCAGGATAATTGATGCTTTCCAAGACATGGGTCAAGCACCTATGGCACAAACTGGACAAGTGTATGACAGTAAAAACAAAGTTATGACTCGAGGTAAAAACGTTATCAGTCCAAATGAGCGTGTATTTTCATTTCCTAGTGGTGCTAAAGTAACAAGAATTATTGAAGAAGTAATGCTAACCAGTGATTGGGCAAAGAATGTTAAAGAAAGAGCACCAGATGAAAACGGAATGATTGAATGGTTTAAGATAATCAGCGAAGTTTACATTAAACCTGGAGCACAAACTGAACAATTAAATGGTAATCCTGCGCAAACATATCATTATAAAATTGTTCCTTATATGGTACATTCAAGCCATTTCCAAAAACCTACAGATCCAGGGCTAAATTACAATGCATTACAAGAAAAAGTTGTAAAAGAATACAATTACATATACACTGGTGAGAGCAAAGATATATTAAACTTTGATATTCAAATAAACGCTGCATTCTTTACAGCAACTATGGCTGATTCAGGTCAAAACAATACCAGTTTCAAAACCGGTGGTACACAAATGAAAGTTACTCAAGAGAAAGATGGGCAACTTACATTAAATGATCCTACAAGTGCTATTAGTAGCACAGGAGCAGTTCTTGCAGTTGATAAACTAAGAACAAGTTCACAAGGTGGCGGCGGAGCCGGCATTGACAACAATAAAATTAGAACTGCACGTATGTTCCACGACATAATTATTAACAGTGATGTAGATTTAGTAAGTTTAGAGCTAGAAATACTTGGTGACCCTTATTATGTGTTTGATAGCGGCATGGGCAACTATACTGCTAAAGATATTGATCAAAATGAAACTGAAAATGGTGATATAGAATATCAACGTGGTGAAACTGATATCTTAATTAATTTTAGAACACCTGTTGATTATAGTGAAGAAATAGGAACAATGGTTTTTCCTGAAGACACTGTACCTGTAGACGCATTTAGTGGATTATATAGAGTAACAAGTCTTGTAAACAACTTTAGTAACGGTAGATTTACGCAAAGACTTACACTTTTACGTAGACGCAATCAAGAACGTGATATTAAACAGGTTGCAAGTCAGGATAAAGCAGTAAAAGTTACAGATGCAACACCTCAAGACGAAGTTTACAGCCCGTACGGATAAAAACAATGGTAGATACAACAGGACAAACAGAACATCAACGCACAGCTGACCCAGGACCTCAAGAATCCAAAGCAGGTCCTTATCTTGCTCGTGTTATCAAACATTCCGATCCTTATTATTTGGGCGGTTTAGAAGTTGAATTGTTAAAAACAACTGAAGCAGGTAATATAGGCGAAACACTAGGACAAACTGCTATAGTTTATTATGCTAGTCCGTTTTATGGCATTACACAAAGTGCCAATATTGGTAAAAATGACAAATACAGCGATACACAAAAAAGTTACGGATTTTGGGCTATACCTCCTGATCCAGGCAGTTTAGTTCTTGTTACATTTGTTGAAGGAACTAGAGAATTTGGTTATTGGTTTGCTTGTGTACCAGAAAAAGGTATGACTTTTATGTTACCTAGCGGACAACCTGCTACAGAACAGTTGACAGGTCCTGTTCCTAATGAATTAAAAGGAAAAAGATTACCTGCAGGTGAATATAATAAAACAATTACCAAACCACAAACTAATAATGTTATAAAATACAAACGTCCTGTAAATGATGACTTTGTAAATCAATTATTAGAACAAGGGTTAGTCGAAGATGACATTAGAGGTATTACTTCAAGTAGCGCACAACGTGAATTTCCTAGTGCTGTTATAGGTCTTAGCTCACCTGGACCTGTAGACAAGCGTGGAGGCTCACCACAAGGTAAAATTGGTTTGAAAGAAAGCCAAGCAACTGTGCATACCAGTCGTTTGGGCAGCAGTAGTTTTGTTATTGATGACGGTGATGACAAATTAATACGTAAAGGTGCTCCACAAGACACACCTTATGAATATATTAACAAAGAAGCAAGTGGCAAAGGCGGCGATGTAACTAGACCTCACAACGAATTAATACGTTTGCGCACTAGAACTGGCGCACAAATATTGATGCACACCAGTGAAGATTTAATTTATATCAATAATAGTCGTGGAACTTGTTGGATTGAAATGTCTAGCAATGGTAAACTGGATGTTTATGCACAAGATAGCATAAGTTTTCACACAGAAGTCGATATGAATTTTGTTGCTGATAGAGATATTAACTTTGAAGCTGGCAGAAATATCAATATGATTGTTAATGAAAGTATTTTTCAAAGTGCAGGTGCAAATTTAGAAATAAAAGTTGGTGCTGATGGTAAAATACAAGCAGGCGGAACAATCAATAGTTTATCTGGTGACGATACTTATATTACCGCTGGCGGCACTGCTTGGATTGATGGCGGCCCTGATGTACAACTTAATGGCGGCGGTGCTGCTACTGAAGCAATAAAGGCAAGTTTTCCACAGCGTGTTCCACAACATGAACCTTGGAATGGACATGAAAACTGGAACCCACCTGAAACTGAACCAGAAAAAACAGAAGCAGTAACTACAGAAAGCCAAGATGTACATCCAGAAGATAGGACAGTGCAGACAGATAGAACTATTATGAATGACCTATAAATACATATAAGGAGAGGGTCATGACTACAGCAGCTATTCCGTCTACTAGACCACGCAGTGCAGTTGAAGCACACAGGCAACTACTGGCTAGAGAACGTGAACAAAATGGTGATATTCCTAGTTTTGCACAAGATAGTGCAAGAACTTGGGCTGTCACAGAAAATGGTATTGGACAAGCAGGTGAAATTAATAGATTTGTATCTGGTGTGTTTAATAGCGCAATTTTAGGCGAAGCAACTACTGCTTTAACCGGTGCAATACAAGATTTTGGCAGTGTTGACTTAATACGAGTTAATGGTATAGCAGGTGCAATAGAAGGTGCGTTTTCTGGAGGCCTTAGAGGTGCAATAGAAGGCGGTGCAACCAGTGCATTAAATGCAGCAATAGCACAAAGCGGTATTGCTGATCAGCTTAACAACATGGCTAGCCAATTAGGTGTGCAATTACCAGCAGTACCAGGAATTCCTGCATTAGGTGGTGCAAGTCCTAGCGGTGCAAGTGGAGGTGCAGCAGCAGCAGGAAGGGCAGGTGTAACACGAGCAGGTACACTACCAACAGATGCCCCTTCACCAGCGAGAACAAATATTCAAGATCCTACACAAGCAGATGTTGATATAACTGTTGATAGTTTTTTACAAGGTTTACAAGGTAGTTTAAGTAGTTTAGCGCAAGGTATTGGCGGTCTTTTAGGAGGTGCTATACAACAATTGCTAGGAAGTACAGCTTTAAGCGGTGCTTTAGGTGGACTTGTTAGCGGACTTAGTCAAGGTTTAAGTAATGCACTTGGAGGTTTGAGTAATGCATTAGGCCAAGCAGCGTCTGGATTATTGTCAGGCTTAGGAAATGCTATACAAAGTATACCCGGTGTTGGTCCAGCATTGAGCGGAATGACCAGTGCTATTGGAGATTTTGCAGGTAATTTGAGTGGTGCTTACAACAATTTACCACCGATAGCAAAAGCTGGTGTAGATGGTGCTATTGCAGCAGTTGGCGCAAACGTAATCAACCGTGTAGGCATACCTGGCGTACCAAGAATACCACCTGCTGCCGCAGGAATAGCCACAGCAGCTATTAGTTTTTCAGATAATCCTTCTGCACAATTGAGACAAATTGCAGAAAGAGCTAAAGAAGTACATCAAAGAACTTACAGTGAAACAAGAGATCCAACATTTAGTAATATTGCTAGTACAGCAAGCAGAGCAGCTAGAGAAATGGAAGGAAACGTACAAAGAAATGCTGAAGGTAACTTTGTATTAGTTAGAGATCCTGATCAAGCTCAAGCATCTGTTAACAATACAAAAGTTATTGAAAACAATGCTATAACACCTCCAGCAAATATGTTTGAAGATACGCTAAATGATGTACAATTACAAAGTTTTCAAACATATGAAAGAATAATAGATGGCAAATTTGCAGTTTATGGTTCAACTGGTCAAATCCTTGCAAATCTTACATATAGAGAATATGTTGAATTTGAAAAATTGGTTACTCCTGAAACAAGAAACTTTATTGTTCAAATAAGTGCAGCAGAAGCACAAACAATACAAGACTTAGCAAATAGATTTTTAACGTTTTATCGTAGTAGTAAAAGTCGATATACCATGGATGGACTGTAAGGTAAATACGTTATGGCTACTAATGACAAACCCTTATATAAAAGCATTACGGTAAAAGCAGCAAATGACGATACCGGACCTGTGAGCAGTAAAAAATATAGAGGTATTAGCACTGTTGATGCAGATCGTGGCAGTTATAATCTTTATGATATTTCGTTAATTAAGCAAGATATTGTTAATCATTTCCACATACGTCAAGGTGAAAAATTAGAAAATCCTACTTTTGGTACAATTATATGGGATATTTTGTTTGAACCACTTACTGATGGATTGAGAGATGCTATTATACAAAACGTAACTGATATTATTAACTATGATCCTAGAGTTAGTGTTGATAGTATAACAGTTGATACCTACGAAAGTGGTATACAAATTGATTGTTCTTTGACATATTTGCCTTATAGCATTAGTGAAACAATGCGACTAAAATTCGATCAAAGTGCAGGATTAATTTAACTGCGCACTTTATTAAATCACATAAATATTAAAAAGTGAGGACAGTGCAACATGTCAAGTACAGAACGTCAAAATAGACTTCTCTTAGCAGAAGATTGGAAAACAATATATCAGAGTTTCAAGTACGCTGATTTTCAAAGTTATGACTTTGATAATCTTAGACGTACAATGATCAATTACATACGTCAAAATTATCCTGAGGATTTTAATGACTACATTGAAAGCAGTGAATATCTTGCACTGATCGACCTTATTGCTTTCCTTGGTCAAAACCTTGCTTTCCGTACTGACTTAAATGCACGTGAAAATTTTATTGAAGTTGCAGAACGCAGAGAGAGTATTTTGCGTCTTGCAAGACTAATAAGTTACAATCCAAAAAGAAATCAAGCCGCAAACGGTTTGTTAAAAATTGAAAGTGTTAGCACAACAGAAGAAGTTATTGATAGTAATGGTAACAACTTGTCAAATCAAAGTATTATTTGGAATGATGGTACTAACCCTAATTGGTATGAGCAGTTTATCAAAGTATTAAATGCGTCTTTGCCTGTTAACACTGCTTTTGGAAGACCTATTAAAAAAGCATCTATTAACGGTGTTGTTACAGAACAATATAGATTCAACGGTACAAATACAGATATTCCTAGTTTTACTTTTAGTAAACAGATTAACAGTGTAAGCACTGCGTTTGAAATTGTAAGTACAGGTATTGACACAGATACAAATACACTAGTAGAAGAAGATCCTCTACCAGGTAATAAAATGGCATTTGTTTATAGAGATAACGGCCAAGGCGCAGGATCAAGCAACAGTGGTTTCTTTATGCATTTTAGACAAGGGTCTCTAAAAAACAATGTTTTTGATATAACAAACAATGCGCCAAATACAGTAGTTAACATTGATACTGATAATATCAATAATTCAGACGTATGGCTGTATAAACTTGATAAACAAAACAATGAAGAATCACTGTGGACTAGAGTAGATTCTGTTGAAGGTAACAATATAATTTACAACAGCGTATCAAAAGGTATACGTGACATTTATGCTGTACAAACAAGAATTGAAGATAGAATTAGTTTGATATTCAGCGATGGTGTTTTTGGTAATATTCCAAAAGGCAAATTCAAAGTTTATTATAGAACAAGCAAAAACCTAGATTATAGAATTAATCCATCTGATTTGATTGGTATCAATGTACAAATACCTTACATTGACAGATCTAACAAACAACAAACATTGAACTTAGTCCTTGAACTAAAAAGTGTTGTTGAAAATTCTAGTGTAAGTGAAAGCAACGAAAGTATTAAGAGTACTGCTCCAAGCACATATTACACACAAAATAGATTAATCACAGGTGAAGATTATAATATCGGTACACTAGGTGTAAACCAACAGATTATTAAAACCAAAGCTATCAATAGAACCAGCAGTGGTATTAGTAGATATTATGATTTACGTGATGCTACAGGAAAATATAGCAATACTTTGATGTATGGTTCAGATGGTGTAGTATTTGCTGAAGAATATCAAGATTTAGATAGTTTTGAATTTATTACAAAAACTGATATTGAAGCAGCAATTAACAATTTAATTGTACCAAAAATTAAAACAGCAAGTGTAAAGAATTTTTACTATGAAAAGTTTCCTCGAAAAACCAGTATTGCTAATCTAAACATTACTTGGAATCAAACTACATCAGGAACAAACATTACAACTGGTTATTTTACTGATTTGTACAGTTTGCCTGTAACTGTAAGCTCGTTTACACAGGGTTTACCCAAGTATATTGAACCAGAAGCATTGATTAAATTTACACCTCCTTCAGGATATTGTTTTGACAAAGACAATAAACTAAAAGAAGGTTCTCCTACTGCCTCCGGAGATAAGGAATATATTTGGAGTAAAGTAATCAGTGTTGTTGAAGGTGGTACTGAAATTGATGGTACAACTGGTTTAGGACCTATTACATTTAATGATTATATTCCGTCAACTGTACAAGTTGCTGAAATTATTTCTCCTATTGTAGGTGCATTAACAAATGATGTAACTGTACAACTTGTAGACCAAGTATTTGCTTATAAAACTTTTGGTTTGCGTTATGATGTTGATTTACGTCAATGGAAATTGATATTGAATACAAACCTAAATGCATCAGCAGACTTTAGTTTAGGTAAGCAAGGTGATAACACTAATCAACAGTTGGATGCTAGTTGGTTGATGCTATTCGAAACCAATGGTGAAAAATACACAGTAACAACACGTTCTTACCGTTATGTTTTTGAAAGTGATGATGAAATACGTTTTTATCATGATAGCACTGATAGAATATACGACAGCAAAACAGGAAAAATTGTAAAAGACACAATTACAATTTTAAGCAACAACAATCAACCTGATAGTCTTAATGCTTTTACACAAGACTGGACATGGCAAGTTGTAAAAGAATATAGAGATGTTGACGGTTATGTTGACAATAAAAAATTAGAAGTTGGATTCTTTGACAGCGATGATGATGGTGTTATTGATAATCCTGATGTATTTAGAAGGGTGGTTGAGCCTACAGTGTCTCCAACTACAAAATACATATTTGCAAAAAAATATACTCGTAATGGTACAGAAGTATATGATTATGTTGATGCAGAATCTGAAAACATTGTAGTGCCTGCACTTGGAGATCCAAATGCTATTACAACTTATGCAGATGGTACAATAATTTACAATTATAAAAAAGATATTTTTTATACCGTAGACTTAACAGCAAATCAATTTGTGTTAAACACTAATTACAAAGTTTATACAGGTAGAGATAAAATACGCTTTGGATATAGTCATGCTGCAAACGAAAATCGCAGAATTGATCCAAGCAGCAGTAATATAATGGACGTTTATATGTTAACAAAAACATATGATACAAATTATAGAAAATATTTAAGCGGAGAATTAACTGAAGTAGTTTTACCTCCGAGTAGTGACAGCCTGTTCCAAAGTTACGGTGCAGATATAACACAAATTAAAAGTATCAGTGATGAAGTAATTTATCATCCTGTAAAATACAAACCACTTTTTGGTAGTAAAGCGAGTAACAATTTGCAAGCAGTATTTAAGATTGTAAAAAATCCTGGTAGAGTTGTAAATGACAATGATATTAAAGCAAGAGTAATTGATGCAGTGAACGAATTCTTTGCATTAGAAAACTGGGATTTTGGAGAAACATTTTATTTTAGCGAATTAGCAGCCTATATTGTTAAACAAGTTTCACCTGATTTAAGCAGTATTGTACTTGTTCCTAGACAAGAATCACAAAGTTTTGGTAGCATGTATGAAATAAAAAGTGAAAATGACGAAATCTTTATCAGTGCTGCAACAGTTGAAGATGTAGAAATTATTGATGCAATTACAGCAAATAGACTTAAAGCAACAGGTAATGTTGTAACAAGCGATGAAGTATTAAACACAGGTGTACAAAGCAGTGAAGAAGCAAGCACAATTATTATTGGAGGCGATTATTAATGGCATATAACGACGAGCAGAACGAATATCCTTTGCCAGCCGGTGATTCAAAGAATCCTTCTAGTGCTAACTTTTTGCCTCGATACTTTAGAACTGAAGCTAACAAAAAGTTTTTAGGAAGTACATTAGATCAAGTTACAACACCCGGTGTTGTAGAAAAAATCAATGCTTTTGCCGGACGTAGAGAAGCAAAGGCTGTAAAATCTACAGATACATATCTTGCAGATGTTAGCACAAATAGAGAAAATTATCAGTTAGAACCTGCTGTTGTAATCAAAGACAATATAGGCAATGTAGAGTTTTACAAAGACTACAATGACTACATTGGTCAACTTACTGCGTTTAGATCAACTACAAAAGATCACAGTAAATTAAACAGCCAAGAATTTTATGCATGGGATCCACATATAAACTTTGACAAGTTTACCAACTTCCGTGAATATTACTGGTTAGCAAATGGTCCACAAGAAATTCCTGTTAGAGGACAAAGTTTAGAAGTCCGTAGCACATATACAATTTCAACGGTTGTAGATGATGATAATACTGCTTATGTTTTTACACCAAACGGATTTTCAAGAAACCCGTCTTTGAAACTTTACAGAGGACAAACATATAGATTTGAAATTGACACTCCGGGCCATCCAATTGGTATAGCAATCAGTAGAGCGTTTCAGCCTGGTTTAGATAATGTAGACAGTAGTTTAATAACAACACTATTTGAAGACGGTGTTGAAATAACTCCTAATGATACAGACACTCTTAAAGAAAGAGAATATGCTATTAAAGAAGGATTTGTTGAAAAAGGTGTTCTTGAATTTACAGTTCCAATGAACGCACCTGAAACACTTTACTACATTTCACAAAATAATATCAACACCAGTGGTGTTTTCAACATATACGACATTGAAGAAAACAGTGAAATAAATGTTGAAGATGAAATACTTGGTAAAAAAACTTACAGAACTAGCGATGGCTGGGATTTTTCAAATGGTATGAAAGTTTATTTCCAAGGTAATGTTACACCAGCCTCTTATGACAATGGATTGTTCTATGTTGAAGGTGTAGGTGAAGCAATCAAACTTGTGCCGTTGACAGATCTTGCAGTGCCTGCTATTTTTACACAAGACACGCTTGTACCTTTTGATACCAACGGATTTGATAGAGTACCGTTTGGTGATGCAAAAAGTTTTGCCGGTACAAAAGATTATATCTGTATGAACCGTGCAGATGAAAGTAGGAATGGCTGGGCTAGATATAACCGTTGGTTCCACAAAGATGTAATTGAAGAATCAGCAAGAATTAACAATCAAGAAACAGGGTTAGATGAATCTCTCAGAGCAAAACGTCCTATTATTGAATTTGAAGCAAATTTACGTTTGTACAATCACGGTTCAACTGCAAAAACTTATGTTGATCTAGTTGATACATTTACTTCTGATGTTTTTAGTAACATCGAAGGACAAAGTGGATACAACATTGATGGTATTGATCTTGTTGAAGGTATGAGAGTACTTTTCACAGCTGATCCAGATCCTCTTGTAAATGGTAAAATTTATGAAGTAACATTTATTCTTCACACAAATACAACACAGATTAGTTTGGTTGAAACAGAAGACACTGATCCTGAACTAGATCAAACTGTGCTTGTAAAAGATGGTAATAAAAATGCTGGCAGAATGTTTTGGTACAATGGAACAGAATGGAAAATTGCACAGGATAAAACTGCTCTAAATCAAGCACCAAGATTTGATTTGTTTGACAACAGTGGCTACAGTATAGGTGATGAAGACTACTATCCTTCTAATAATTTTGAAGGTAATAGATTGTTTGCTTATAGAGTAGGCACCGGTGCAAACGATTCTGAATTAGGATTTCCTCTAGCATATAAAAATATAAACAACGTAGGTGATATTGTATTTGATTTTCCTCTACTTACACAATCATATGAGTATGAACAAAATAACGTTGTATACACTCAACCTAGCGATGCACTTTTCCTAAAGAAAAACAAAAGCAATGGTGTGTACTATGTTAATGCATGGACAAAAGCAAACGAATTAAGCAGCCAGTATGTTATTAGAAAATACACAGGCGATGACATAGTAAATCGTTTTCCAATTGATGTTTACAATAACAGTGCAAATCTAACAGATCTTGTATGCAAAGTATATGTTAACAATCAATTCAAAATACAAGGAGTTGATTGGAATTTTGTAGATGATAACAATGTACGCAAAATAAATCTTGTTCAAGAGTTGAGTGCAGAAGATGTTTGTATTATTAAAACAAAAAGCAGTGCTGACAAAACTTCTGTTGGACATTATGAAATACCTTACAATCTTGAAAGAAATCCTCTTAATAATAATATTACAGAGTTTACACTTGGCCAAGTTAATGACCATGTAGAAGGATTAATTGCAGAAGTACCAGCATTTAATGGTAAACAACCAGGCCGCGGAAATTTAAGAGACTTAGGCGAAGTTGCAAAATATGGTAGAAAATTTGTACAACACAGTGGACCTATTAATTTGCCATTGTATCATCTTACTGACAAAAATGCAAATATTATAAAAGCAGTAAGATTTGCAAAAACTGAATATAGTAAATTCAAAAGAGAATTTTTATCAGTAGCCAAAGCAAGTACGTATGTAGGCCCTGTAAAAGAGCATGTTGATTTGTTATTACAAGAATTAACAAAAAACAAAACAAA